CTTTCATCTCAGATTATGTGGATCAAGTCTTTGACAGCCCTAATATATGGGGTGGACCAGCTATGAATCCTCCCTATGAGGCTAAGATGAAGTGCTTAACTAATATGCACTCCCATGCACAAAATTTCCCGTACAAGTTGTTGCAGACATCTGTTTCTGACTACACAGAAGACCTAATATTAAGAATTGAGGGTTTATCTTGGAAGAACACAACCCCTTTAAGTCACATTGAGACTATTAATGGGATACCTGGTTGTAAGTTTATAGATGCTATGAATTTCGGTTCATCTATAGGTTACCCTCTCACTGGGCCTAAGAGGGATTACGTTGTTGAACTTGAACCTGATGATATATATCAAATCAAGAGGGATTTTCTACCTATCATATTAGCTGAAATTGATAGAGTAGGTGGTGAATATGCCAACGGATGTAGGGCATATGTACCTGCTAAGGCTTGCAAGAAGGATGAGGTCCTTGTGTATTCCAAGAGGAAGTGCAGAATTTTCTTTGCCAATGGTATAGCCTTGGTGTATTGGTTGCGTAGATTGTTTTTACCATTAATACGATTTTTGCAATTCAATCCAATATTAGCAGAGACAGCAGTTGGTGTCAATTGTCATGGTACTGACTGGACTGAACTCATGGAATCAATAGAGAAATTTGGTACCGATCAGTTCATAGCTGGTGATTATTCTAAGTATGATCAGAGATTACCAGCTCAGTTGATAATAGCCTCCCTTAGTATTCTGATTGATCTAGCCAAAGTTTGTAATTACAGTGATAGAGATATTACCATGATGAGAGCAATGGTTGGTGACATTAGTTACTCGGTTATAGCATTTGAAGGCGATATGATTGAACTATTGGGAGGTACACATATTAGTGGTAATTCTTTGACTGTTATCACCAATAGCATTTGTGGTAGTCTTAATCTCAGATGTGCCTTTTATGATGCGTTTCCAGCACCAGTATTTGAGAAGCGCAAGAAATTCAGAGATTATGTGTCTCTCATGACATATGGAGATGATAATATAGGATCTGTCAGTAAAGAGGTGTCTGACAAATTCAACATAGTTACCATTGCTATTTTCTTAGCCACTTATGGTCAACTATACACCATGCCTGAT